AGGTATTCAAGGAGCACAGGGAGCAACTGGACTACAAGGAGCACAGGGATCACAGGGAGCACAAGGACTACAGGGAGCACAAGGAGCAACTGGACTACAAGGAGCACAAGGAGCACAAGGAGCGCAAGGAGCGCAAGGAGCTAGTGGTGTTCAATCACTACAATTTACACTCTCGTTAGAACAATCAGGTGGGGGTACAGAATTTATTATAGCGGGAGTAGATGATACGATTGCTAGCGGTCAAAATACCGCATCATATAATACGCCATTTGGTGTCTACAACAACCATCTTTGTCTAGACATTTCTACTCTTGTTCGCACTATACCAGGCAACGATGTAGTCATAACTATTACTGGTACATCAATATCTGAATCTACAGCCGTACCAATAGCAGGAGATAATGAAATCATTACTATAACAAGTGGCATTTCTATTCCTAATAACTTTCAATCAATAAAAAAATGGCTTTATATATCTGAGATCACTTTTAGCAATATCTCTAGTATATTATACGATGTGAGAGTATTAGGTTATATTGATTTTCTAAATACTGATGTCAGTTTAACAGGATATAGAGCAGAAGTGCTAGGCGATGATAATAGTAATGGTGCTGATATCACACTAATTATTAGAAAAGTAGATAACGGAACATCTACTATTACAAATATACTTGATATAGAAAATATTACAATAAACAATCCTCTTAATCAAATTGTTGACAATTTACGTAGTGGTATCAATGATAGAAGTTATACTATGCCTGGAGGAACAAGTCTATGGCCACAAAATACCGACTTTGTCATAAAACAGACTGATTTCAACTCGTACTTTACTGCGGGAGAAAATGTTATTTCTGGTTCAGGTGATGAAGGCATCATTATTAAAGTAGAAAGCACTGATTTGGGAGCACCTAATGGTCCTCAATATATATCCCTTATGGTGTATTATGAACCTTTATAAACGAAAATAAAAAAACAAATATTTTATCATAAAATGATAATAAAATATTTTTCATCGAATCAATCAATCACTATTGAAGTAGGTAGCTCTGTATCGTTATTATCGTGCGTACATTAGACCACAATTTCCACCTACAAATGTGAGCACGTTATATCTCTCTTCAAACACGGTCATATTATAGTTATAATCGTAAATTCTCCAAGTAGGTTTATTCACACCAATTAAATTTCCACAGGCATCACAAATGGTCATGAATTGTGCTGAAGGGTCTAATGGTGGACTATATGTCGTGAATTCTAGTTGAATATCTTTGAACTTGCTCATATTCATGGCTCCCGATGGTTGAAAATCAAATGGGTCATTATGAATAGCAAAACTATAATTATAAAGACCATCTGGAGCATTGCCAGATGTGCGCACATATTTTTCAACATAATCGTATATTCCAGCATCCAGAACATTCTCTCTGTATTTTCCATCCAATAAAATTCCTAATTGAAGTAAAATTTTCTTTTGATTTTCAGGCGAAAAATCATTTGTTGTGACTAATCCAGAGAAATGCCCAAATCCAGGCCTCTCTAATGGATTGTAACCTGGTCCTATATTTGTTGCTCCTGAACAATCTGCTACTGTCCAATCACCAGTTATAGGAGCAAACGTACTATTATTCGGCAATTCTTTATAAGGCCAGTTCGTATAATTACTCCATTCATTCCTCAAATTAATATCACTACGTTGAAACGTCCACATCCAAGATGAAATCATACCCTGAGTATTCTCTAATTTAACACGTTGACTACCAGTAACGTTGAAAAATTTCCAATCATATACTGACTTGAATAAATATTTTTGCTCTTGAGCAGCAAAGACTTTTGACTCTTCTTCTGTTAAAAATCCATAAGTTGAAACTAAATGAATATCAGCATTCCAATTTGTTCGTTTATCTTGATAAGATGCCGTATTTAATGATATATCTGGTGGTGGTTGTAAAAATCGGTAAAATTGTTGTAATGGGTTATTAAAATTCGGCTGGATATGTTTAAATTCACTCGTCGGATCTTCAACATCACGTATAACAATCAATTCTTGAATTGGTCTTAAAGTAATATTTATTTCTAGTTCATTATATTGAAGTGCGACTAGGGGAAACGCCATCTTAGCAGCCATAGTAAACCAAAAATTAATAGGAATATATAGCTTTCTGGCTCTAATAGATGGTTCTGGACCTTGTGTGCTATCAGTATAGTATGCGTTCGGGTAAGCATCTACTCGGGGAGGCATATTTCCAGGGTCATTCAATTCACTTATATTACCAGTCATTTTATCGTAAAGTGCTTTTTTTTCACTTGAAAAGTCACGTTGAACCATAGCTAGCAAATAAGCACCCGAATATTTGTTTAATGTTTGTCCACCTACCGAAATTTCCACTTCTTCAATCATTTGCGTACCCAAATTATCAATCCATTTAAATTCATATGGTACCCACGTAGCCGAGCAATCTTGAGGTGGATAAATTGGACTCCAAATAGTGGGTAATTGAACAACCAGATAAGTATCCATCAATAATTCAGCATATCGTTTCATTCTAAATGTGAATTTAGATGATTCGGTAGTGCGTAAATGGCGTTGACCATCAAAATCTATGCGAAACTTTTGAAGACCAAAATTGGTGTATTTTTTATACGTTGTCTTGAAAAACGTCTTTGACGGATTTCCATTTAAATATACATTTTGATTTCCATAAGCCACCAAATTTAACAATCCTCCAGGCATTTATATATATATATATTTAACATACAATAATAATATTTAACTATTTACATTCTTAAATATTTAAGACTGTATAAACTTAATTGTTCTATTATGAAATATTTTTTCATATGATAGTATAAGTATCCATGGATAATAAAGTATCAGGAGTAAATAAAATGAAAGAAATGCTTTCCGGATTAATGACAAATAAAGCTACCATGGTTAAATATGTATCATACACATTAATCGCTATAATGATAATTGGTTTAATTTCTTATACCAGAAATAAAATGAATCTCGGAACTGTAAATTGTGATACAATTGAAAATGTGTATTCGTCATTCCCTTCTATTTCTTCTTTTAATGTCAATGATGCTAGTTATCAATACAAATTAAGAGATTACTATATTAAAACGGCTTACAATTGTTGTTGTAGTGGTCAATTTAAAAATGATTGGGTCGGAGAATGTGCTTTAAAAGCTTGTATAAAACAAGGAGCACGTGTATTAGACTTTGAAATTTATTCGGTGAATGATGAACCAGTAATTGCTACATCGTCAGTTAAGAATTATACAGTTAAGCAAACGTATAATGATATTCCTTTAAAAACCGCCATGCAAATAGTAAATAATTATGCCTTTGCTGGTGGATCATGTCCAAATCCAAATGATCCTTTAATCTTACATTTCCGCATATCTAGTAACAATGAGAAAATCTACAAAAAAATGGCTGATACTATTTATTCAACAATTGGTCCTAAATTATTAGGCAAAAAGTATAGCTACGAATATAACGGACATAATTTAGGAACCGAACCATTGTCAACTTTTGTGAATAAAATCATTATTTCGGTTGATCGTAGTAATCCTCTCTACGAAACAACACCTTTAAAGGAATATGTAAATATCGCATCTAACTCGGTATTTCTAAGAGCATCACGTGAGCACGATGTCAAGTTTACGCCTGATTCAAATGAATTGATTGAATTTAATAAGAAAAACATGTCGTTCACTATGCCCGACTTGAGTGTATCAAATAATAATGTGTCATCAGCACTATGTTTCAGTTATGGTTGTCAATGGGTAGGTATGTGCTTTCAAAATTTTGATTCAAATATGGAGTATTATAGTTTATTTTTTGACAAAGTTGGACACGCGTTTGTCCTAAAACCAGACAACTTACGATTTGTACCAGCTACTATTCCTAATCCAAAACCACAATCTCCTGAAAATTCTTATACTACACGCACAACCAAAACAGATTATTATTCTGTTAGTGTGTAAAATATGCGGTACTTCAGAGATAGATATAGATATAGAAATTGGATATCCAAATACATATTATATTTTTATGACAGTATAATATATATTATTTATTCATGGCTACATGTAATACTAACTTAACTCTTGAAGAAAAGGAAGTTGCTATATTAAGAGATGCGATTGATATAGCTGAAAAGCGCAAAGGTCAAAAAATTACTAGTGATCCCGATGTTAAAAAAATCATTTCCATATTAGAAGATTTTTTAAAGAAAAAGAAATTAGTATGTTATGGTGGTACTGCTATTAATAATATTCTCCCTTTAGAAGACCAATTCTATGACAAGAATATTGAAATACCAGATTATGATTTTTACTCATCCAATGCTCTGGAAGACGCAAAAAAATTGGCCGATATTTATTATGAAGCAGGATTTCAAGAAGTTGAGGCAAAATCAGGTGTTCATTATGGTACATATAAAGTATTTGTCAACTTTATTCCTGTGGCAGATATAACCTATTTAGAAAAATCGCTTTTTAATCGTGTTCAAAAGGAAGCAATCCGTGTCTATGGCATTTTATATTGTCCGCCTAATTTTCTCAGAATGAACATGTATTTGGAATTATCGCGACCGGCTGGTGATATTAGTAGATGGGAAAAAGTGTTAAAACGTCTCCTGTTATTAAACAAGAATTATCCATTAAAGGGAAAGCATTGTGATCCTAAAACTTTTCAGAGAAAATTTGAAGAGGTTGATAGTGGAAAGGAAGAACAGTTGTATTACGCTGTTCGTGATGCTTTTATTGATCAAGGGCTCGTATTTTTTGGAGGTTATGCTAGTTTTCTATATTCTACTTATATGCCCGCAAAACAGCGTAAAATGTTTCACAAAACACCTGATTTTGATGTATTATCTGAGGAACCTGAAAAAGCTGCCATTATGTTAAAAGAACGATTGGAGGATTTTGATTATACCGGTATTCAAATTATAAAACACGATGGTATAGGAGAACTA